TTTACGAGCAGTGGAGACCCGGCATAGTAGGAATTGAAAAAGGTCATATAGAGATGGCCCTCGGTCCGTTTCTCGAGAAACGTACTAGGGAAAGAAGACTCAATGAGGCTTACTTTAAAGACCTTAAGGTAGGACGACGTGATAAAGAAGCAAGGGCGCGTGCAATACAGGGTAGAATGCAACAAGGTATGGTATACTTTCCTAAAGATGCAGTCTGGACTGGACCGTTGGTTGCAGAGTTATTACGTTTTCCAAATGGAACACATGATGACCAAGTTGATGCTCTGGCGTGGATTGGTCTTATGATGACGGAATTTGCTACGTTTTATGAATCACCGGAGCATGTACCGTCGTGGCGAGATAGGTTAAGATATATCTCAAAAGGTGTTAAACATAAATCATCGATGAGCGCTTAATGGCAAAATATAAAAACGACAAACCTAAAAAAAAGCTAAACGAAGCTGAAGAAGTTAACCTTGCTAAACAGCAATGGGAAGCTTATACCCGAGCCAGAGACCATGGCCATACTGACTATATCGAAATTGCAAAACAATGCGATGCTTTTTATAGAGGCGAACAATGGGACGCGGCCGACGTTGCGGCGTTAGATGACCAAGGTCGACCAGCACTTACAATCAATACAATTCTACCAACAGTTAATACTGTTATCGGTGAACAAAGTACTAGAAGGGCAGATATAAGATTTAAACCTAGAGGTTCTGGTATGCAAGAAACAGCAGACGTACTTACAAAAGTATTTATGCAAATTGCTGACAACAACAAATTAGAATGGGTAGAATCACAAGTTTTTACAGACGGATTAATTCAAGACAGAGGATGGTTCGATGTACGTATAGATTTTTCTGACCATATTCAAGGTGAAGTTAGAATTACATCTAAAGACCCTTTAGATATTATTATTGACCCTGATGCCAAAGAATATGACCCGAAAACATGGAACGAAATATTTGAAACAAAATGGATGAGCATTGAACAGATTGAAGAACAATACGGACAAGACAAAGCTGATAAATTAAGAATGATCGCAGAAGTGGGCTCAGTACTTGGGTCAGACTCAATTGAATATGAAGAAGAGAGGTATGGTGACACTTACACTGGCGAATTTAGCAGTGACTATCCACAGAATCCTGATGAAGCAAAAGCAGTACGGTCGATTCGTGTTGTTGAAAGACAATACTACAGATTAAAAGATTGCATGTTTTATGTTGACCCAGTTACAGGTGATGAAAGACCTGTGCCTTATGATTGGGACGAAAAAAAGAAAACAGATTTTGCTGACCAGTTTGGTTTATATATCCATACCAAAAAAGTCCGAAAGGTTCGTTGGACAGTAACAGCTGATACTGTAGTACTATTTGATGACTGGTCACCTTATAACCATTTTACTTTAGTTCCTTACTTCCCATATTTTAGAAGAGGCAAACCTTTTGGTATGGTTAGGAATTTAATTTCACCACAAGAACAGTTAAATAAAATTTCATCTCAAGAATTGCATATTGTAAACACAACTGCTAATAGTGGTTGGGTAGTAGAGACGGGTTCTCTATCCGGTATGACAGCAGATGACTTAGAAGAACACGGTGCGGAAACTGGTTTAGTCCTCGAGTACAATCGAGGATCGACTCCCCCTTCGAAAATACCCCCAAACCAGATTCCCACCGGTCTAGATAGAATCAGCCAAAAGGCTGCTATTAATATCAAGCAAATTAGTGGAGTTTCTGATGCCATGTTAGGTACAGATTCTCCAGAAGTTTCTGGTATTGCGATACAAGCAAAACAAAATAGAGGTATCTTGATGATTCAAGTACCTTTAGATAACTTAACTAAAACTAGAAAATATTTAGCTGAAAAAGTTTTAAACTTAGTACAGTCTTACTACACAGAAAAAAGAATCATTCAAATCACAGATGAGAATGACCCTTTTAGACCAAGTGTGCCTATGACTGTAAATGAAATGACTCCAGAAGGTTATATTGTTAATGATTTAACAATTGGGGAATATGATGTTGTTGTAGACACTGCTCCATCAAGAGACAACTTTGATGAAATACAATTTGCAGAAGCTATTGAACTTAGAAAAGCTGGTGTACCAATTCCAGATGATTTAATTGTTGAATACTCACATTTAGCTAAGAAGGCTGATATTGCAAAACGTATTAGAATTATGCAAGGTATGGAACCACCTACACCAGAACAACAACAAGTTGCTAACTTTAAAGCTCAAGCTGAGATTCAATCTATCCAGTTAGAAGTAGCTAAGATGGAAGCTGAAGTAATGAGATTACAATCTGAAGCTCAGTTAAATGCAGCCAAAGCACAAGAAGCTCAACAAGACCCACAGTTGAAGGTTGCTGAGTTACAAAGTAAACTACAAATGAAGCAAGAAGAACTTGCCTTGCGTGAACGTTTATCAGGTATGACAAACGAGGTACGTAAACAACAGACCGAAACTGCTGCTGCATCTAAAATAGCTGCTGCGGCTATGGTAAAAAAGCCAACATCTAATTAATAGGAGGTTATAATGGCGAAGAAAAAAGCGAAAGAAGAAGTAATCATGGATAGAATGCCCGGTTCTGATCCAATGTCCACAGAAGATACCAAAGGATTCGAAGCTGATTTGAATTTTATGGATGACACTGTAGAAAACGAAGAAGTTGAATTCCCTAAGGAGCCTGAAATTGAAGAAATCGACGACAATGAACTCACGACTACTACTGAAGAAGTGGAAGCGAAAGCAGAAGAGCAAACAGAAACAGAAAATGATGAGGGAGGAGAAAGTCCAAGCGAAGAAGGACTGGAAAATCAAGACCCAGAAGCTTCACAACCAGATATTCAACCAACTGAAGAAGTTAGTGAAGTAGTAGAAGAACAAAAAGCACCTATGGTGCCTAAATCTAGACTAGATGAGGTGTTAGCAAAACAAAAAGCACTACAAAAACAGCTAGATGACTACACAAAAGCACAAGAAGAAGCACAACAACAAGCTCCAGACTATGATTTTACTGCAAAAGAAGCAGAATATCAGACTTTAGTACTTGATGGTGAAGCTGAAAAGGCCGTTGCACTCAGAAATGAGATTAGACAAGCCGAAAAAGACCAGTTTATGTTTGAAGTACAGCAAAAAATGGGCCAAACAGTACAACAAAGCCAGGAAATGACTGAATTACAAGCAAAAGCAGCTGAAATTCAAGCAAATTTCCCTGTTTTAGATGAAAATAGTGCTAGTTACGATGTAGATTTGCAAAATGAAGTAGTTGCACTACGTGATGCCTTCATTACACAAGGTTATGTACCTGCAGATGCACTAACAAAAGCTACTGAGTACACTTTAGCAGCTAAAAAACCAGAACTTTTAAACCCTCAACCTGCTCCAAAAGTAAATGAGGATAATAAAAAAGTACAAGAGTTAAAACAAAAAGCAAATGTATCTAAGAAACTAGAAGCAGCTGAATCTCAACCTCCACAAATGAAAGGGGAGAGTACTGGCAATAAAACTAACAATGTAGATATTAATAAATTGTCTGAAAAAGAATTTGGTGCTTTACCAGAAGATACATTAAGACGATTACGTGGTGACTTTGGTTAAGCTATAAGTTATCATATTTATAAGTTCGTGGGCTAATACGATATTTAGCCCTGGTCGCTCAGGTAAAAAAGCGTTTCCGCCTGTCATGGCGTAAATCTGGCTGAGGTCGTACTCGTTAAAATACGATAGCGTTACCCCAACGATAAAGGGTATACGGGAAAACAGTTGCCCCAATAAGTCGACTGGTTAAATTTTGTTAATTTTTAATTGGAGGAAGCTATAATGGCTAACACAAACTTTTCATCTTTGACCAGTGAACAGCTCACTATCTGGTCTAGAGATTTTTGGCGTGTCGCTAGGAATATGTCCTTCATTAACCAATTCGCAGGTAGCGGACCTAACGCTATGGTTCAGAGAATATCTGAGCTTACTCAATCCGAGAAAGGCGCAAGAGCAGTAATTACTCTTCTTGCTGACATGACTGGAGACGGTGTTGTTGGGGATAATACCTTAGAGGGTAATGAAGAGGCACTAAGAGCCTACGATATCGTTGTACAACTTGATCAATTAAGATTTGCTAATAGACTTGCAGGTAGATTAGCTGATCAAAAATCAGTTGTTAATTTTAGAGAGCACTCAAGGGACGCACTTGCATATGCAATGGCGGATAGGATTGACCAATTGGCATTCCTTACTTTGTCTGGTATCGACTATAGTCTTAAAAATAGTGGTGCTGCTAGATCTGTTCTATCTTCAGGACAGAATTTAGATGATCTCGCTTTCTCAAGCGACGTCACAGCTCCTACTACAAATAGACATAGAAGAGTAAGTGGAAATGACATCACAGGTGGCGACGTTACTGCTATCACATCAAGTGATACTCTATCCTACAAAAATATAGTTCAGTTAAAAGCTTATGCTAAAGACAACTATATTAGAGGTATTAGAGGCGCAGGTAATGAAGAGGTTTACCATATGTTCGTTTCACCACAAGTAATGGCTGATCTTAAATTAGATTCAGACTTCTTAGCAAACGTTAGAAATGCTGGCGTAAGAGGACCAAACAATGAGTTATTCTCAGGTTCTTCAAGCCTAATGGTTGATGGAGTTATGATCCATGAATTCAGACACGTGTTTAACACTGCTAACGCAACAACAGGTACTTCTGCAAATGCTGGCGCTGCTGGTTATAAGTGGGGTGCTGATGCTGACGTTAACGGTTCTGCATGTATTTTCGCAGGTGCTCAGGCATTAGCGATGGCTGATATTGGTCTTCCAGAAATAGTTGAAGATACATTTGACTATGGCAACCAAAACGGTATTTCAATTGGTAAGATTTTTGGTCTTAAGAAGCCTAAGTACAACAGCGACTACAATAGTGGCGTTGAAGACTTTGGTGTTATTAGATTAGATGTTGCATATTAATTGTGATATATTAAACGGGTGGCTGTAATGGCCACCCACTTTTAAACAAGGAGGACAAATGTTAATAGTTTCAAAAGAGGATAAGTATATTGCTACTACTTGGGGAGCTGCTATTAGATTGAAAGCAGGTGAACCTAGAGAAGTAGGAAAAGACCTCGCGCTATTATGTTTACAGGAAGGGTGTGAGGAGTACATCGAACCAAAGGTTGAGGAAAAACCTGTGGTGAAGAAAAAAACACCAACTAAAAAGAAAACTAAATAATGGCATTAACAGGCACAAATTTAATTAACCGTATCCAAGATACATTACAAGACACTACTAGTGTCCGTTGGCCGGAAGCCGAGCTCATTAGATATATTAATGATGCTCAAAGGGAAATTGTTAACTTTAGACCCGAAGCTTCTGCTACAACTGATACTATTACCCTCGTAACAGGTACAAAACAATCTTTACCTTCTGCAGGTTTAAGATTAATCAAACTCGTAAGAAACATGTCAGCTGCTTCCGGTGGAACAGGTGGTAGAGCTATAAGAATAGTAGATGTTGATATTTTAAATACACAAGAACCAAACTGGCATGATCCGGAAGTAACAGGAGATGCTTCTCATGGTACTGTAGTAAAACATTACTCTTTCGACCCAGACGACCCTAAAAACTTTTATGTTTACCCAGGTATAAATGGAAATGCTTATGTCGAACTTGTTTACTCTGCATCACCAACCGATTTAAGTACAGGTTCAGCTAATATTTCTGTTGATGATATTTTTGCTAATGCAATTATTGATTTTGTGTTGTATAGAGCATATCAAAAAGATTCAGAGTATGCTGGAAATGCACAGAGAGCTGGTACCCATTATCAACTGTTTGTAAATAGTTTGGCACAAGGTGGGCAAGCTCAAAATTTATTAAACCCAAATTTTGATTACGCTGGAACTAAAGTCATAGGAGGGTCAGGCCCACAAGTCCCAACGGTAGGAGGTTAGTAAGTGGCAAGTTATAATTCACTAGTAAAAGAAATTTTACCCTACGTTCCTACTTGCCCTGACACTCTAGTTGAGACTACTTTACGTTCAGCTACTATTGAATTCTGTGAAAAATCAAAAGCTTACGTTTTAGATTTAGACCCTATCGCCGCTATTAGTGGTGTATTTGAATATGACTTTGATGTACCTGCTGGTACTGCGGTTCATCAAATTCTTTGGTTAACTTACAATGGTGAAGATTTAGACCCTATAAGCCCTCGTAGTTTAGAATTAAATTACCCAGACTGGAGGGATAAATCCAGTATTCCACAAGTTTACTTACAAAAGACCCCGGATACTTTTTGGCTTGTACCAATTCCAAATTCTACACAAAGTAATGCTATTCAAATGAGTGTTGCTTTAAAACCAACTAGAACTACTAACAATATTGACACTACTTTTTCTAATGATTACAGAGATGGTATTATTTATGGTACTTTGTATCGTTTATTACGTATGCCTAGTAGAGAGTGGAGTGATCCATTAGCCGCTAGAGATTACCTTGCTTTATTTAATCAAGAAGTACAACAAGCAGAACTTCGTGCCAGAGGAGGGGACTTAGGTGTGAGAAGGCTTGTTAAGTATAAAGGTGTTGGACTTTCCCCAAGAAAAAGGTACAAACGCTATGGTAGAGAGATTGACTATTAATGGAGTGTCTTTCGAAACTGTCCCAGTTGAAGAGTTAAAATATAATTTCGCATTAATCGAAAACGACCTTTTTAAAATAAAAGAAAAAACATACGCTAATTGGTCTATTGCTGATGTGTATACTTCCTTAAAAGAAGAGTCTGCACAATTACACCTAATCTATAGCGGAGATGTATGCGGAGGTTTTTTAATTACACAGTTAGCACAAGACGACCTAACTGAAGAAACTACCTTATATGTATGGGCAACTTACTCTAAATCAGAGTATAATTACAAAGACGCTGGTTTTTTATTTTTAGATAAGTTAGCAGAAAAAGAGAAAGTATCTGCAATAGAATTTGAAACTAGAAGAACAGGTTGGTCCAAAGTTGTCCCTAACTATGGGTTTGACCTTGTGTCATATGTTTATAGGAAAGAGATATAAATGGGAAGACGAAAAGTAAAAAAACAAAATATTGTTAGAGAAACAGGCAGCGAAAGACGAGCTAAACAACAAGCTCAGTCTGATTTAGCTTTTGCTCAACAACTTAAAGGCTCAAGAGACGAGCTTATAGAAAG